TGTAATCCATGCAACAACTTCTTTACCTGTTAACAAATTAGATAGTGTAACTACCAATCCAGCGGCAGTCTGAGCACGAACCAATGATTGTGTTGTCATATCAATTGTGATTGCAGTCTGAACACCAGCTAAAACTGTCGGTGTATAAACGAAACCGTTTTTTGGTTCAATTGATCCGGTGGTAATCAGGCTACCAGCAAGTGTGCCACTTGCATTTGCTAATGCATTGTTTGCTTTGGTGAAGGCACCATTAGCGAATGATGCACCAGAATTGGCTGTTACAAAGGCACCGTTAGCAAAACTAGCAGCTGCATTGGTTGTTTCAAAAGCACCGTTAGCAAAAGAGGCTGCTGAGTTGGCTACTAAGAAAGCACCATTAGCAAATGATGCTGTAGTATTTTGTGATGTATAGGATGCATTGGCTGTTATAAACGCACCGTTGGCAAATAATGCACCAGAAGTTGCTGTAGTTGATGCTGCATTAGCAGTTTCAAAAGAACCATTAGCAAAACTGGCAGCTGCATTAGCAGTTACAAATGCACCGTTAGCAAATGATGCTGTAGTATTTTGTGATGTATAGGATGCATTAGCAGTTACAAAAGCTGCATTAGCAAATGATGCTGTAGTATTTTGTGAATCATAGGATGCGTTGGCTGTTACAAAAGCCGCATTGGCAAATGATGCACCAGAATTAGCCGACACAAATGCACCATTAGCGAATGACGCACCACTATTAGCAGTTATAAAAGCCGCATTAGCAAATAATGAATTTGAGTTTGCCTTATCATAAGAAGCATTTGATGTAACAAAAGCCCCGTTTGCAAACGATGCGGCACTATTAGCCTGTGCATAACCAGAGTTGGATCTTGTGAAGGCCGCATTAGCAAACGATGCAGTTGTATTTTGTGATTCATAAGATGCATTAGCAGTTATAAATGCACCATTAGCGAACGTTGCGGTAGTATTCTGTGCAACATAAGAAGCATTGGCTGTAATGAATGATGCATTGGCAAATAATGCGCCAGAATTGGCTGAAAGAAATGCACCGTTGGCAAAATTGCCAGCAGAATTTGCAACGCTTGATGGTGTATTTGCCTGTAAGAAAGCCGCTTGTGCATATGCATCAGACAATCCAAAAATTTGTTCTAACGTGTATGAATTAGTGCTGTTTGCTTCTAAGTTCACACCAACAAAAATTGTATTGGCTCTGTTAGTTGTTGTACTACCCTGTGTTAATTGCGAAATTTTTACTGTTGACATTGTTTACCCCAATAGGATTGTTTTTCCATCTTCTGTTATTAATGTATCACCACTTTCTGTGATGAGGTCTGGTATATATGGTACTCCAGCTGAACCATATAATTCAATTTGACTTGATGATACGGTACTGTTTGCAATGAAGGTTCTTTTCACAGCCATATAAGAATTTGTCGTTGAGGTTAAATTGGCTGACAAATATATTTTTTTGTTTATATAATCAACTGTATTAACTACCTTACTTGAATTATTATCAACAAGAACAACGTCACCACGATAAACAATATCTCTTATTGGATACGCTGGATCACTATAGTTTCCATTGTTCATCAAGTCGTATAGACCAGTTAAAGATGTAATATTTAGTACGTTTGAACCGGAGTTACCTGTTACCACGGCAACGTTTGCATAGGTCAACCAAACATTACTTGCAAGTGTAACTGTACTTGTTGCATTGTTAACCGAAACAATTTCTGAATATACATTTGGTCCATTTTTAGTTTCAATAAGAATGTGTGTATTTGGAGTAAATATTTGCTCTAAGTTTGCACCATTTGTTTGATTGATTTTAATTATGTTGTTACTTTTATTGGTAAAATCTGTTACAATTGTTACCACATTTTCCACATTCATATCAATATAATAAGACCATGGTTTACCCAAATACATTGCTTCAAAAACATGTGAATTTATATTGTTATTTGATTTTAAACCATAACGTCCCAACACATTTGTTCCTACAGGATGTAACAGACCTAAAAGAACTTCTCTATATTTTGAAATCTCTTTATCAACTGTAATCAAATAGGTAAAGTTATTGTACCTATCGTCCTGCATAATGTCAAATGAACTTGGTTGTCCTTGTGAGGTCAAATACTGACCATCACCGATGACCAATCCATTTAAGAATGTTGCGTTTGCTTTTGCTGAGCCGTCACCATATGAAATGTAACCTTGTTTGTTATAGTTTCTGGTGTATACTGTTCTATTACCTGATGCATCAAAGTAACTATATGATTTTTCAAATTGCGGAAATGCCGAGTTGGCCATTCTCAAGTTGATGTTTCTATCTTCACCTAATATCTTCAATGTTAAATTTGGATTTGGATTTGCATTGTAGTTAAACACTTGTAGATTGTACAGTGACAATTGTGTGTTTGCATCTGGAGCCAATAATGATACTGAATTAACTCTGGCGGTATATGTTGCCAAGTTGATTGTCGGACCTTGATAGATGACCTCGCCTTTACGTGGTAGATTTTCAATCGCAACGTTTGACACAACAATATCTTGTATCTTTAATGATACACCTGGTTGTGATGAGTAATCTTCACCATAATTTTGTAGGCCAATTGTAGTAACTGAACCAACACGGTCAACAACTAATGAGAAGTCTGCACCAGTGCCTAGTATTCCAGGCACTGTTAAGATTGCACCAGATGCTTTTGCGTTTGCTGATTGAACTGTTACTGAAGGTAGAAATTCATTTTTGTAACCTGTTCCACCTAATGTGTAGAGTGGAAATGGATTGGCTGGATTATAAAAATAAGATACTCCTGTTATGGTACCGTTTGCACCAATGCTGGTAACATTTGCATATGCACCTTGACCAGAACCTCCAGTAAAAACTATTCTATCGTTTGCTTGATACCAACCTCCACCATTAATGATTTGAATTGGTGCAAGTATGCCAAGCGGTGCAATATCAGAACGTAAGGCTGAATAAACATCAAATTCATCTTCAGTTTCTATAGTAGATATAACTTCTACTTCAGGCACAGTAGAAATACCGCCGCCACCATTGTCAACAATCATACTGAATATTGAACTTGTCTCTAATGAACCAAAAGAAAGTGCATCAATCAATCTTGTGTTTGCATTTGCACTTGCCATGTTTGCAAAAAAGAAATTACTATTGCTAATTAAAACATTACTTTTGAATCCAATAACATCAGTTGTAATGTAACCAACATTTGCTCTTGCATTACCAGGTGAAGATGCTGTTGTTATAACTGCACCACTAGCCAAAATATTAGATGATTGTACTGTTGCATTAAGACTGACAACAGCCTGTGCATTTACAGATGGTACATATTTAATACTTATAATTGAACCAGATTCGCTAACGCTAGTAACATAAGCAAAGGCCGCATTAGCATAATTCACTCTATCATTTATTCTATAACCTGAACCACCACTAACAATAGTGTAAGATGGTGGTAAGAAATTAGACAAAGCATATACGTTTGCTTTAGCACCTCCACCACCAATCACTGTAACAACGGTGTTTGGTTTTAAAGTATAACCAAAACCACCATTAATAACATTGATACGTTGTAGAGAACCTCTTGTTGTTTCTGAAACAATAGCAGATGCGCCAACACCAGTGGTGTCATCATCCATACCATCATAGACAACAACAGGATCACCTGGTTGATATAAAGAACCACGTTTAATGGAGTTTATTTTAATTTGACTGATTTGACCTACAATTTTTGCTGTAAGTATTTGGCCGTTAAACAACACATCTTGGTTTTTTGAATCAACTATCTTAACAAACTCTCCAGACTCAAACAGACGTTCAATATCTGAAATAAAGATTTCAGTTTTATCACCAACTAATACTGCGGCTTCAATTGTTGCAATAGATTTTGATTCTAAACCAAACACTCTTAGGTTTTTGGTGTTTAAAAAATTACGGTTACTTGATGCAAGTTTTAAACTCTTTGAAACATACCATGTACCAGCTGATGCTTTGAATACGGCTTCTTTGGTATTAAATACTTCAAAATCAGAATTGAAAAGAACACGAAAGAGAAACTCATACGATGCCGGTGTACCTTTGGTTTTATATAACTGTCTGGCAACTTTAACCGTTTCTTCTTTGCTTAATAGAGTATCTTTTGGAAAGAAAGGTAAAAAATCATTCGTAAAGTAATCTAAAAATTCTTCTGTTGTTGTATCAATATCTTTATATGATAACAAATTCTGAGTTCTTTCCGATACCTTTCCCGTTTCTTCCATCCATTCATAGTATGCCTTAATGAATGTGTGAAAGTTTATATATTGGTCATTGTCACGAATGTGCTCAGGTAACTGGTCTTTAACCAGTAAAGAGGTTAGTTGGCCGTTTTCTATCATGTTGTTTTAGCTGTTACATTAACAATGATTGATTGTGGATCATATTCATCAAGCGTTATGATTCTATTATAAGATGATGAAATGATAGTTGATGTTGGTGTTACTGTCATTGTCAATTGTCCCAATTCATTATCAACTATAATTGGTGCAAAGGCATTTAATGTAATAATGCCTGATTTATAATCGACCGTGCCAATGTTTCCATCAAATACGGTCTTCACATTTAATGTATCATTAAAATAAGTTCTTAATGTACCAAATTTACCTTCAAGTGCCACTGTTGCTGCACCTAATGTTCCCGTTGTATCATTTGATTTGTTTGTGATTGTTACTATTGCTGAAGTATAACCTACACCTTTTGTCAAAACATTTATTTGTTTGATAATACCATTGACCACCACAGCTTCTGCCGTTGCGCCACTACCATCACCTAAAACTGTGACCGTAGGAGGATACTCATATCCAAAACCAGGATTTGTAACTGTGATTGATTCTACACCGCCTGTAGAAGAAGGCACTTCTTCAATGTTAAGGCCTTGAATTGTTTGAGCCAAGTTTAATGGGTTTCTATAAACAACTGTTGGTGTACTTAGAATACCACTCAAGAACATACCTTTTTTCAGTTCTGTGCCATAATAAAGTTTGTATGTTGTTGGTGTACTTAAATTCGGAAAGAATTTTTTCTGTAGTTTAATAGAAATTTCATTTGTAATAATAGATGCATCGGCCGCATTAATTCTGTTGTTAAAATCTGATGCTTTAAATGTGGAATTAAATGTGTTTAATGTTGATAATGAATATGAATATATCACACTTCTAACAGCCGCTTTGATTTGTGCTGCTGATGCGGTAGTTTTCTTAGGATCATACAATACGTTTGCTGTAATTTGAACGTAAGTATAATCCGGATCAACAATTGTTGGTTCAACTGTCATTATTGAAATTGGTTTCAATACATCTTTGATGAGTTTTGCTTTTTGATTTTGTGTTATCGTGTAACCACCAGTTGGTTTCATACAAACAAATACACGACCATAAACAGGAGGATCGTTCTGTTGGCCACCCCAAACGTTTACTGCATCAAATGAATAACCTAATTGATTTTGTTGAATTGCTGTAATGTAATCATCTTTGGTGACGGCACGATTTTGTGCGGCATATGATTTTGGTGCTTGTAATTTAATAGAATCAATTGTTTCTCTTGATGAACCTTGTGATGCTGAAGTGATAGGTGTAACAACTGTGTTACTATAACCAGCAATAGTGTTCATTATTACGAAATTGTTTGCGCCAGCACCACTTAAACCTTGAGTGGTAACATAAGAAACTTTAACAATATTACCATTCTTCAATGCTTTACCTAATATTCCATTACCAAAATAGATTTCGAAGTAACCGTTCAAACCTTCTTGTAAGAAGTATACTGTAGAACTATTATTCAATGTTAAGTAATCAGACGCTGAACTAAATGTTGTTAGATAATTGTTTGATGAAGATTCTTGCACTGCAACCAACAGTGTGGTTGTATCAATATTTGTGTCTGGTAACTTAAATAGTGACTTGGTGTTTGTACCAACATCTACTAAAAAAGAATATACTTGTGAACTACCTTGTTTTAATGTGATTTCATTAAACTGTGCAACACCATTGACTACATTAACTGTGTGTGAATCTGTGTTCACGAAATTATAATTGATACCATCAATAGCTTCAGATAGAAAGCTTGTATATTTTGGCAGTGTCAATGAAGCATCAGTCACCTGATTTACTCTCAAATTAATTGTGGCTGAAGGTGCAATCGCNGATTGTGGAATGTAATTTAATAATTTCGCTTGAGAAACAACAGAGTTTCTTTGTAGAGCTGTGTCTAAAAACATTTCATTCGCAACCATGTTCAAGTAATATGCATTATATTGCGTGTTATATGCTAATATATCCAACAATGTTGAAATTGCAGCACCTTCATAATTATAATCATTAAGGACGTTATTGTCCTTCATGTAGTTTTTTAAACTGTCTTTGATTGAACCGAAATCTAGTTCGGTTATGTTGAAATTTGAATTAGCACCTGACATTTTATCTGTTTCTCTCTAAAAAAACTGTTACAGTAGTTGGTTGTGTCGCATTTGATATATAAAAAGTTAGTGTAACATCATAAGCATTTCTGTCAATGTATGGTGTCACTACTACATTTTTCATATTTACCCTAGGTTCATAGTTTGCAATTGCAACTGAAATTTCTTTTTCTAAAGCCGCAGCTGTAACACTGGAGATATTTTCAAATAAAAGGGTGTCTATATTGGATCCAAACTCTGGATTCCATAGTTTTTCAAACTTTTTTGTTAATAATATGTTTCTCAAAGAACGAATGATGGCTTGATTATCATAACTTAAAGCGATATCATTCAACACAGGCCTCTTGGCGAGTGTGAAATCTATATCGGAGTATAGTTTTTGTATAGTTTGTGAGGTTGCCATCTTTTATTTATGTCTAGGAGTAAAACGCTTTTTTGAACTTTTGAAGCTGTGGATAAAAATTCTTAGGCCGGAACGCAAAAATTCGAAATTTCGGCAATTATGCAATTCTTGTTTTGGCTTTATCTGTGCCAATGAAGTTTTGAACTAAATATCTTTCCGTTTCACCCAGATTGTTTAATTTCTTGGTTTTATTGTAAGCATCAACAAAGTA